TGGTCAGCGCCTACAGTGCCTTTGAGTTCTGGTGCAAGGGCACGCAGTTGGAGATCATCGACTGCGAGGTGCCGGTGCTGTCCGAGACACACCGCTACGGCGGCACGCTCGACTTCATCGGCAAGCTCAACGGCAAGCTGGTGCTCGGCGACTTCAAGACTTCGGGTGGCGTATACCCGGAGTACCTGATTCAGTTGGTCGCCTACGCCAAGGCTTACGAAGAGTGCACGGGGAATAAGATCGACGGCGGGTATCACCTGCTGCGCTTTAGCAAGGAGAACGGTGACTTCGGCCACCACTTCTACCCGTCGCTCGACGACGATGCGTGGCCGGCGTTCCTGCACCTGCGTGCGTTGCATGACATCAACGAAAAGCTTAAGAAGAGGGCGGCATGAAAAACGAAAGCATGAAAGATTACTTAACATGGGCGTTTGCAATCATCGCCGTGATGGCCGTCGCGCTGCTTGGCGCTGTGGTCGGTGGTGCGATCCTCGGCGTGTTCGTCAAGACCATGTTATGGGTGGCGGCATGAGCGGGCCAGACTTGTATGTGTCGCCAGAGGAGTTTGACGCGCTGTTGCGTGGCGATCACGATGAGGATGTGGTTAACAATCCGAGCCATTACAGGCTCGAGGTTGACGGTCATCAGGTCGAGGCGATCGACATCATCCGCGCGGTGGTAGGTGACGAGGGGTTCGTTGCCTACTGCCACGGCTCGGCGTTGAAGTATCTGTGCCGTGCCGGCCGCAAGGCTGACAATGCGATGGCGCAGGATCTGCGCAAAGCGGCATGGTTCCTGACTGCTGCGGCTTGTGACTTGGAGGCGATGGAGGAGTTGCACGGCTACGAGCGCAAGCCTTCTGGCAAGATCACGCGCGAGCAGATTATCGACATCTGGAACCAAGACAGGTTGCAGGAAGCGCTTGATGTGGGTCGCAGGATTAACGAAGGCAAGTATTGACAGGAGCAACCGCGATGAACGAACAACCAGAAGCACTACGATTAGCTGAACATTTAGAACTGAACGCAACACATCGGCGTGGAGACGACAGACACCTTGCCGCCGCCGAACTGCGCCGATTGCACGAAGAAAACGAGCGACTGCGGGAAGCAGTAACCGCCGAGCGGGAGGCGTGTGCGAAGGCAGATACACAAGGTAGTTGTATAGCGTGTGGCAATCGAATAACGCATCCTGTGCCGCAAAAAGTAAAAGCAACAGCGCAAAAGGGTGGGGACAAACTGTCCCCCACCAGCAAAGCAATGAGGACTTGCAATTACTGCAACAGCACATACACTGCGAACGCATTCACTACTCGCACGGGCTTTACTTGTAAGTGGTGCGCCGCCGCAATTCGGGCGAGGGGTGAGGTATGAACAGAGACGACATCAACAAACTTTGGGCTGTGGCATACGTAAACGGCATGCTGCCATTTGAACAGCGCGAGAAATTTGCTCGGCTTATTGCCGCCGCCGAGCGGGAGGCGTGTGCGAAGGTGTTGGAGGGTATTAGCAACGCACCAGACATGCAGGCATACGCCAATGCAATCCGGGCGAGGGGTGAACAGGAGCAACCGCGATGAGCGAATTACAGATAGGCGACATTGTTCAAATTGATCCATCAGTAGAAGTATTTGGCGGGTGTCTTGCCGTAGTGAATGAAATTAACAGCAATGGCCGAGTCATGGCCTACGTGCAAAACGCAGGCGAATCCGGGCAGGCGTACATTTTCTTGACTAAAGGCAAGTACGAACCTACTGGTGGCCGTGCTGTATGGGTGGTGTCATGACTCAAGAAAACGTCACTAAAGTCTTTGTAGTTCTAGAAGAAGACAGTGAATGTGGCCTAATGGTCGAAGGTGTGTTTGCTTCATTAGAAGCCGCAAAAGCGTATCTAGCAGAACGGGACAGTTCTAGATGTTGGATTGTTTCTGTAAGGACACGAGGTGCTGTCATGACCCGCGACGACATTATCCGCATGGCGCTAGAGCATTTCGGGGCAGTCTTGAAGCCGTCTGACTTGGAAGTGAAGTTAGCCGCGCTTGCTGTAGCCGCCGAGCGAAAAGCGTGCGCAGTTGCTTGCGAGAAAATTAGTGAATCGTTGTACAGGCATGACAACGCAACCGAAGGCCGTGCGGCGCAAGACTGTGCCGATGCAATTTGGGCGAGGAGCGAACAGGAGCAACCGCGATGAAACTCTACGACGTACCACGAAACTCGCGCATCCGACTTGACGACGGGTCAGAACTAAACTTTAAACGCATCGACGGCATGTACTCACTATGCCTGACCGACGACAACGAGCCGGTGCATGTAGCAGCATGGACTGAGGTTGAGATAGTACAACAGGAACAACCGCTATGACCCGCGACGACATTATCCGCATGGCGAAACAAGCGGCAGAAGAAACCGGGACGCTAGTGCCGACTGAATGGAACGACCCATTACTTGAACGCTTCGCCGCCCTTGTTGCCGCCGAAAAGGACAAAGAGATCGAGCGGTTAGAATCCGAGCGCAATGCAACAGTGAAGGCGCTGCTGTGCGACGCAGAGCGCCACCTGATTGGAATTTGTGATGTCACCAACTTTATGAGCGATGAAGTGGCTGCCTTGCTCAATCGTATACGCACCGTGTGCGCGGCGAGGGGTGAGACATGAATATTGAAATTGTAGCCGAGTATTTGTTAACGCTGATTCTAGGATGCTTTACGCTCTGTTTCATCGCGTTTACAGCGTTTCTAACGTTTATGGTTGCTCAATTTTTAGGAGCAGAGTTTGCGGATTGGAGGAAGGCAAGAAAATCTGCGATTCGGGCGAGAGGGGAATAACGGAATCGTATGCACAAAGTATCAATTCACAATACTTTCAGCAAACAGATGCGAGGGATGAGACATGATGCACGAAGACATGATTCGGATGATGAGAGAGTCTGGACTGAAGGTGCATGACACAAGCCCGCCAGACGCTATTGAGCGTTTCGTTGCGCTTGTTGCACAGTGGGGAGCGGAAAGAGAACGAGAAGCGTGTGCGAAGTTAGCGGGGCCACATTTAGACGGGGCGATTGCCGCCGCGATTCGGGCGAGAAACTAACCCTAGAGACCAAGTCGCGTGAGTTGCTACACGGAGAGCCGGCCCCGTCGCGACAGCCGGAAACTTATGATCGACGACAAGAGTGAAGGTGGAGCGTGGCGCCGAGAACTGTTAGCGAGATCGCTAACAACGAGCCAGTTGCGCGAGATAATCAGCGAGTTAGAGCATTGCCTCGCTGTTGAGCGTCGCCGAAACAAGGAGCTTGGGAAAGAGTTGGCCGACTCTTTCGCGTCTTACCTGAAATTGACCGGGGAGATGATGGCGCTCAGGCGCCGTATTTCCGACGCAGATAATCCATCCGCAGCGGCATCAGGTCGTAGTCCCCCTTCTTCACCCCATTAAGCACCACGATCCCGTTCCATTCGCTTGTCTGTACATCGTCCGGACGATAGCCCTCGCTCTCGAGGTAGAAGCGCCCGGCGACCAGACCGTGCTTGACGTGGTCAGGGTATTGCTTGGAGGCGTACAGGAAGCCCTGCTGGTGGCCCTGCACAAATGACTTGCCGATGTTGTTCAGGCGGCTGACGATCGTGCCGCCAATGGGCTTGCCACTGAACGGGTTAGGGAAATAGTGGCAATAAGCAATGCCGTCAATCTCAACGATCTTGAGAAACTTGTGCCGCTCCCAGTCCAAGGTCTGGCAGTTCTGCGATCCGATAATGCCCTGCCACTTTGGGTCATTCTTGGCGATACGGTTCGCGCGGTTCTCATGGTTGCCCTCGAGAAACACCTTGCGTGGCTTCCACGTCTTGCTGCGTGACTTCTTCAGGTACGAATCGAGCAGCTTGAAAGCCTTATTCCCGGCATCTACGTCAGCCTGATAGCGCGTGCCCTCTAGCTCTGCGCTGCCCTTCTCTGCGTGGCTGTTAAGGCTTGGGAAGTCCCACCAGTCGCCGAGGCAGATCACCACGTCAGGACGATACTCGAGGATCGCCTCTCCTGCCCAGTGTATGTGTGCCGTGTTTGACTCTGGCCGAATCTGCGTGTCAGGGATAATGAGGTGGCGTTTCATTCCATGGTGGTCAGCATCTGCTGGAGCAGGTGTCCTAGTCGATCGACGAGTTGCTCGTCGCGCGATAGGTCATCGTGTCCTGCTATGTCCAGCATCGCGTGTATTGCCTCATGGCAAAACACCTGCTGACGATTAGATCCTTTGCAGGTTGAGAGGAGTTCGATTTTGTAGGAATCGGGCAGCCAGATCCCGACGCAGTTTTTGCCGTGCTTCCACTTGCGCGGTGTGACGACATTGACGGCGATCGTGTGACCCGCAAGCTGGAACTGCTTCGGCACACCGTCGCTTCTTGGCTTCATGGTAGCAAGGCCGCTTCCGCTTTTCGTCGACGCACCAGCCCGGGCAGTTCGCGACCGCCGGCCTTTGTCCATCGCATCAGTTGCAGCTTTGCCTCGTCCCATCGCTCTGCCTCCACTCGTTTGCGTAACGTACTGGATCGGTATCTAGGGACGCCGAGATTGTAAGCAAAATCAATCATCGCCGCCAACACCCTCGGGTGTTTGATGAGGTTCGGCGAGGCTCTCAACACTCCGGCGCCGTAATTAGTCCGCAGCTCGGACAAAAGCCACTGGTCGGCCAATTCACGGCTGATCGGTGGATCATCCATTGATACCTTGGTGCCATCTGGCTTGTAGACCGTGCCGTATCCAATGGTGGGATACCCCGCCGGGCAGATGTACGGCTTACTTCTAAATCCCTCGAAGTGTCTGCAAAGCTCGGCGGCTAGATTGATAGCCTCATCGAGCGCGTTCATAGACGCGACCGACAAACCAGAAACTGAGCACCATGTTCAGCACGGCCATGTCATCGACGCCCCACATCGTGAGCGCCACTTGCTTCCAATCGCCGTTCTGCTCGAGCGCAATCAGGAATGCGGCAACCTTCACGGCAGCATAGGCCATGACGAAGAGGTAGGTCACAAACGGCCGCACCAATGCGGATACCGCAGCCACCCATTTACCGGCTGATCGCGCCGTGGCGCTCTGCTCCTTAAATGCCTCGCCAATGGCATCGACCTCGGCCATCGTCATCTGCGCCTCAGTCTGGCGCATGGCGATCTCGCCCTTCACTTGAGCGAACTTCATCTCAGCCTCGAGCATCCGCAACTCGTGGCTGCGCTCGTTCTTGGCATCAAAGAACTTCAGCGCCTCTGGCGCCAAGCGCAGCAGGCCACCGAATACGCCACCCATGAGTGTCTCGAGCATGGTTACTTGCCCTTGTTAATCAGATCGAAAATGGACTTGACCTTCTCCTCGAGCACCGCCACGCGCAGGTCGAGCTTTGACAGCACGATGATCAGCGTGATGATGGCAAGGATAATCGGCCATGCGCGGGTGAAGATCTCGAAGATGTCCATCTGACCCCCTACTGTCTTTCTTCTGACGTGAGCAGTCCCGGCAGGCGACCGCCAAACTGCACCGACTGCGTTCGCTTCGCCTCTCGCTGCGCCGTCTCTCGAAGGAGTCGTTGATCTTCTAGATCTAGTCTCTCAAGGATGCGCATCTGTTCTTGCGGGTTCATCTCAGTGAGCATCTTCGCCATGTCCTCACGCACATTCGGCGTAAGACCACGCAAGCGACCCCCGGCAAGATTGAGCAGCGTCATAAACCGCGACGCTGCGTTGCCCATCACAAACTCTGTCGCCTGTTCTGCACGCGCTAACTGATCAACCCCAGCGCCAGCAGCGGCCGATGTGCGCGCCGTGCGTGAGCCAATGTTCGGATTGATGTTGCTCGCAAACTCGCGAAGCTGCCGCTCTTGCTTGATGCGCAGCACGGCTTCGGCAGCTTGCTCTGGAGACGCAGCGACAAACTCAAGAAGATCCCGGTTCTGCTTAGTCCCAGTCAGGGCGCGCGCCAAGCCAGCATCATCCATCGTGGCAAGACGATTGTAGAGAGCATCTCGAGCGGTATCGCGCACGATTCGCTGCTTCTCTGGATCAAGCGCGCGCAGTGCCACCTTGCGATCAGACTCGCTCATGTTAATAAATCGCTGCCCAAGCTCTGAGAGCTTAATCAGCTCGGAATCTTCAACGAATCGCGAGCGAGCGGTTCTGTATTCTGGCACCAAGTCCTTGACTCGCGCATCAAGCTTGTCGAACAAGGCCTTAATACCAGAGGCATTCACGTCGCCATTGCGGAAGGCTTGATCTTTCTTGGTGCGCACAGCGCGCAATAAGTAATCAAGCGCGGCCACTGACGGGTATGCGTTCTGAATTAGGTCGCCCTTCTTGTCAACCAAATCTGGCAACTTCAGCCCTTCTTGGCGCTGCGCGTTCACCTGCGCCTTCTTGTACAAGCTGCGCAGCAAAGGATCGCCAACGATCGTGTTGACAACCTCATCATCCTGTACGATGCCAACTGCACGCGCGTCACCGTAAAGCTCAGAGGCGTTCTGGTTACGCAGCTTCTCGTACTTCTTGAGAATGTCCTGCGTAAACTGACGGTCTCCACCCGTCATCTCATTCACTACGCTCATTACACGAGCGCCAGAGCTTCCGAGTATCTCTTGGGATACATCTCGAGTGATGTCGCCTGCGCGACCGCCGCCAATCGCAGCACGCTCGGCGGCCATCTGCCCAGACTGCCCCATCATCATGCCAAACGGACGCACATCATCCGGCCGCCCAGTGAGGATCTGCTGGCGCAACTGATCGCCAGTCACGCCCGCCTCTCGCATAGCGCCGAGCACTTCCTGAGACGCTACGCGCGGCTCGTTGGGGTTGAATGCGCGACCCATCACAGATCGCGCACCACGAGCAAAGTCCATCGCAGCGCCGAATGCCGGGCCAGTAACTGCGCCCATCGCGCCGCCGCTCACTGCGCCAGAAATGCGATCGCCGGGCTGCGCCTCGAGACCGCCTTGGATGGCACCAGTCGTGCCGCCTAGGCCGGCTTGCGACAACAGGCGGCCGCCTGCGCTGGTTACTGCTGAAGCCTTGCCGAATGGGTTCGGCGACAGCATCGCACCAGCAAACTCAGAAAGCCCGTAAGTCAACGGATTGGCGCGCTGCATGGATTCACGCTCTCGGCGCTGCTCTTCCATGCTCCGCCCGTAGGGCATCACGCCAGCGCCAGACTCAATGGCCGCAATGGCCTCATCAGCGCCGCCATAGGTTACGCCCTGCCCGAAGCCACGGATCGCGGTCTGAAACATCCCCGGCGTTCTTTGAGGCGTTGGCGCGGCACGAACAGCCTTGCGCTGTTTTACCTTCTCGATGACCTCTGGGCTTGTCCCTTCGGGAAACTCGGCAATCGTGCCGTCCGGCATGGGTACTTTGATGCTCATGTTTGACCGCCTTATTTGATCGGGTTGCCGTTTTTGTCATAGCGTTCGACTCGCCCACCCTGCTCAAGGATAGAACGAATCATCTGCGCCTGCACCGGGGCCGGAAGCATCGGGTTCGGGAATTGACGGATGCCAATGTCTACGTCTGGCCCAGTGATCGGGCCAGTCGGATTTTGCGTCATCGCAATACCGGCGCCGCCAGTAGTTGAAGCGCCAATAAGATCAGAGTTTGCAGACTCAATAAGAGTGCGCGCAAAGTCGCCGATGACAGGCAGCCCCGCCAACGTTCTCGCTGTTCCGCCTTGCAGAACACGTCCGCCACGCTCCTTGATGAGCTGCTCGATTTCCGCCGGTGATTTCTTTTGCAGCTCTTCTTTGCTCACGCCAGTGAGGTTCGATGCGTAAGTGTACGCAGCGTCTCTCGTCATGTTGACGCCAGACTGCTGCCGCGCGTTCAGCGTTTCGCCTTCGCCAGCGGCGCCCTTTGGCATATACGGCGCACCAACCGGCGTACCAGACGCCTGCCCCGGTGCAATCCACATATCCTGCACCATGCCATTCGCGAGACGCACTTGGCGCAATGTCGGCTGCGGAGCTTCGCGCGGCTGTCGCACCTCGCGCTGCACCACTCGGCGATCGTTCGGATTGCGACGGTTGACCGCAACGAGTCCGACGCCCGGCACGTTTTGGTAGACGTACTCTGGCGGCTCCATCGTGCCCTTCACGGCAGACTCGAGAACTGGGCTTGCTTGCAGAGCAGTCATGCCAGCCGGAGTTGATGCAATGCCCACCGCATTCATGCGAGACATTGGGCGCACCTCCTCAAGCTGCGTCTGCTCGCCAACATCGCCAGCGCGACCCGTTGCTCGAGCGGCAAGATTTGCAGCCGCCTGCATTACATCTTGGCGCGCCACTTCACCCTTGCGCTTTTCCTCGGTCGCTTGCCGCCGCTGCGCCAACTGTCCGATGCCGCCGAGCAAGCCGACTCCACTGCCTAGGCCTCCGATCGCATTGATCAGCGCCTCGCTCTGGAATCGACGAAGCTGCTCGTCGCTCATGTTCTCGACATCTTCGCCAAGTAGGCCGCCAACGTAGCGTGTCAGCATTCCCGGTCGGCGTCGTTTTGTTGCTTGCTCTGCCATGTGTTATTCCTCAATCCCCGAGCAAGCCGCGAATCTTGCGGCCGCCGTATCGCTTGTACATACCGCCATAGAGGCGGTTCGGATCGTAGACATCAATCGACACGTCTCGAGCTTCACCCGGCCGCAGCGACAGCGTTGATGCCAGAGGATCATCGCCAAGCGCACTGAGCACGCTCATACTGTCCTCTGGTTCTGGCGCTTGGTACTGCGTGCCAAGGCTCTTGAGAAGATCGACCGTGCGCTGCCCGACAGTCTTCTTTTTCTTAAAAAGGTCGCCGGGGTTGCTCAATGGATTGGTATCTAACATTACGCTTTCCTCCGCTTGCCAGCGGTCTTGGATACTTTCTCGTCAAGCTCTTTGACCGCCTCGGTCAGAAGGCCGACCATCTGCGGCACGTCGTACTGACGCATCCCATCGCGACGGCGAGAGACTGCGCTCGGCATGACTTCCTCGAGATCCTGCGCAGAGATGCTCATATCGCTCTCTCCGCCCATGTCCTCGTCTTCGTTTCGACCGTATCCGTTCTCCCACTCGAACTCGATGCCCTTCAAACGATTGACCTTGTCGAGCGGGTTGCGGATCTTCTTGACCTTGGTCTTCATGTCCATGTCTGAGCCGGTGCTGCCGCCACCCGGCATCGGGAACGAACCAACCGTCTGCCGGAAGATGTCGAAGTAGCTCGGCCGTCCCTGCACCGTCGTCGACCCCGTAACCGTCTGGTTGTACGGACTCGCCGCCACGGCACCCTGCAAGATCGCAAGCTGCTGGAGCGGGTACTGCGTGCGACGCATGAACTCCTGCTGCTGCGCATCGAGGTACTGCTGCGCCAAGCCCTGCTGACCCGCGCCAAGCGCCATGAGCTGCTGCCCTGCGCCATATCGGTTCTGAAGCGCGCTCTGGCCGAAGCCGGCCAACTGCGAGCCTGCGCCAAGGCGGAACTGAGCAGCGCCGAGACGTGCCGCCTCGTTGGCACGTTGTGCCTCGAGGATGCGGCTCGCCTGATCGCCCATCGCGCCAAGCTCGGTCTGTCGCGCTTGCAACCCTGCCGACTGGTTGGCGCGAGCGGCATCGAGCGAGGCTTGCTGATTCGCCTGCTCGGCGGTCAGCCCCATGCGCATGTAGTCTTGCACTGTCGACTGGTTCGCACGCGCAGCATCGAGCGCAGACTGCTGGTTGGCTTGCTCCGCCGTGAGGCCAAGGCGCATGTAATCCTGCACCGCCTGCTGGTTGCTGCGCTGCGCGTCAAGGCTTGCCTGCTGGTTCGCCTGTTCCGCCGTGAGGCCCATGCGCATGTAGTCTTGAACAGCTTGCTGGTTGGCCTGTGCCGCCTGCAAGCCGGTCTGCACATTCGTGGTCTCTCCGGTGAGCCGCATCCGCTCGGCTTCCTGCACGGCTGCCTGATTGGAACGAGCCGCATCAAGCTGCGCCTGTTGGTTCGCCTGCTCTGCCGTGAGACCGAGCCGCATGTAGTCCTGCACGGCCTGCTGGTTCGCAAGGCCAGCACGCAAGCCAGCCTCGACGTTCTGCGTCTGCGCCGTCACACCAAGGCGCTGCAACTCAAGATCACGCTGCTGGTTACTAATCTCACCACGCTGCGCCAACTCAATGATGTTCTGCGCTGCGGCTTGGTTGGTAATGCCAGCCTGCTGCTCGCGACCCACATCCGCCTCACGCTGCGCCTGCGCCTGCTGGAAGGCAGCCGCACGCTGCTCGGCAATGAACCGATTGCGCTCGCGCTCTGCCTCGCCTGCTGCGATACCTTCCTGCACCGCTTGACGCGAACCACCGAAGGCGCGTGCACGAGTCGCTTGCGCTCCGATGTCTTGCTGGCGCAGAGCGGCAGCACGGTCAATGTCGGACAAACCAGCCTCAATGACCTGCGACGTGTACGGCGACATATAGGCGCCGATGTCGCGATCGAGAACAGACGCACCGCGCACGGCAGGCGCAGCGCCGGGGGCGCCAATGTCGCGAGCGGCAAACGTGGTGCCGACCTGTCCGGCTTGCACTCGCTCTGGGCCACCGGCCAAAGAGGCGCCCACTCGCTCTGCACCAATCGTCGGCGCGGCGAACTGCGTGCTGACTCGGCCGGCACCGATCTGCATCGGGCCACCAGCCAGTGATGCCCCAACATCTCGAGAGCCGACCATCAGCGGGCCACCAGCAAGCGAGCGACCTACCTGCTGCGCACCGATCTGCATCGGCCCCGGAGCAAGCGACTGCCCTACGCGCTCAGCGCCGATACGCTCGGCGAATACGCGCGGGTCAAAGGTTGGCGCGCCAATCTGTCCAGACTGAAAGCCAAGATCCTGCGCAGCCTGTCGCGCAGCCATCTCAAGCTCTGGGACGTAGCCGCCTTCCTGTGCGATACCGCGCACAGCGCGCTCACCGGCAAGATAGTCTTGCGTGAACGGCGCTACCATCAAGCCGGTGTACGGCTGATAGGGAATCGAGGCGACCTGTCTTGCCAGATCCAGATTCGCCAAGACCTGCTCATAGACCCTCGGGTCTATCTCGGTCTTCTGCGTCTCGGTCTTCTGTGACTTGGACTTAAAGAGATTACTCATAGTCTTTTCTCGAGCACCACTGCGGTGCGTTTGTAGCCCTCAAGCGCTTTCTGCCAGCCGGGGCGGCCCATGATGATCATCGCGTCGCATTGGATGCTTCGCGCCCACTCCTCGACAACAGGGCGAATGACGGTGTCGATTTCCTCGAGGTCTCCTGCCCCTATGACTACGGTCAGTTGCTTCATGCGCGGGAAGATGTCAATCGTCGTGACCACGCAAGAATTCTCTGCCGTCCAAAACTGGTACTCACCTTCGTTGATGCCATCGACCACGTCCTGATAGTTGATCTGGCCGTAGTTCTCTTTGAGAGCGCGCTCGATCAGCTCACGAAACGGTGAGGTGATCTCGCTTGCGTCTTGTACGTCGTACATCATCGGCGACCACTCTCAACCACATCGAGACGCATGGTGCCCACGCGCCAGTCTGTATTCGGCGAAGCACCCGTGATGCGCATCGCGGCCTGACGGCCGGAGAAGCGCACGTTCGTGTACGCGCCGTTGATCGTGTAGGATTTTGTGGACTCTGCGCCCTCTGGCGTCAGTTTAGTCTTGAACTGCACCGACACCGACCCGAGAGCCTTCTCGTCTGGTATCAGTTGCCGTGCCATCAGGGTGCGATCGCCGTTGCCAAGCTCAATCGGCCCAGTCTCGGCATACGGACTCGCCCCGTCATATTGCAAGCCAACCTCGTGCTCGTAGACGTATCCATCGGTGGATACCATCAGCGGGTGGCTGAAGACCCCGCGATCGGTGCCAGCGGTTCGCGCCAGCGATCCGACTGCCCAGTGATTCTCCCTATAATTGTATGACACATAGGAGTCAATCTCTAGGCTTGTGGCGCTCGGGTAGAACCACCACACCTCGCCAAACTGGTTGTTGGCGACCGCGTAGACTTTGGACTTTTGGGCGTCGTTCAGGTTGGTAAAGACGTAGTCCAGCACGTCGCAGGATATGGGCTTTACGAAACCGTCGTAGATGAAAAAGCCGGCCGGCGACATCCAGAAGGCGACCGACTCCACGGCAGCCACCGCCTGCGGGCCAATTAGGCCGCAGCCAGAGGCGATGCGTTCAAAGCCGTAGACAAACGGCGGCCCGACGTAGTTCGCCGTGTGCACGTCCACATCGGTAAATAGCAGGTTGACGCCACGCAGGCGCTTGCCTGCCATGAGCGTCCCCGGCGTCTCTAGCTCGAAGTCGCCCGCTTGGTTGGTGATGGCCGGCGTCCAGAGCGTGTTGTCCTCTTGGTCGCACCATTGCACTTTGCGGCCAATGCCGCCGGCGCCAAGGGCGAATACAAAGCGCTCCTCGGTGACCATCACGGCCTTGTTGTCAATCGGCGCATTGGCAAGGGCTGCGGCATCCGAGCCGGTGCTCAACTGCCACTCGAGCAGCTTGCCGTCATCGTTGGAGCAGGCGATTAGGTACTGCCCCCATGTGTCCATCGTCCACGTCGTAGCCGGGTCGATGGAGCCTAAGTCTGGGCGTGCCACACCATAGGCATACGAGCCAAAGGGGCCGCCGCCAAAGCCGTTGTTATAGGTGGCATCAGCGCGGCCTGCCGTAAACCCTACCGGCGTGATGTCGGAGAGCGTACCGCCCTCGGTCATCACATAAAGGTTGGTGTGCGTACCGAGCGCAATCCATCGGTCATTGCTGTTATCGCGCCAAGTCAGCACGCCACGGCACTTGCCGCTGACCGCATTGTTGGATCGCTTACGCCAGCCGCCGACAGGGCGAATCGTATCCTCGTACCAGCGCACGAGAGAAGAGTCGAACCATCGGCCTTTGGCCTGATAGTCCGTGCCGTTTTTGTACACTCCGGGGGGCAGCGTAATCGGCAGCAGCATTGTGTCTTACTCCTTTGGAGCTGACATGGTGAACCAGCCCTTGATCATGCCCGTAATCAGGGCAATCGCAGCCGCAAGACCGGCGAGCCATTTGATAAAGGCCACGAGGTTTTCAGCCGTAGACCAAGCCGTGGCGAGCTTCTTCAAGTCCGCCTTGACTTCGGTCATGTCAGCCTGCAAAGCCTCGAAGTCTTTGCGCAGCAGCGCCAGCTCGAGCGCGTTGTTGGTTTCTTGCTCAGACATGGCGAGCTTTACTCAGCAGTCGGTTCCGGCGAAGGCGCAATAAATTCGCCATTCACATAAGACCAATCCAGAAGGTCTGATCTAAAGCGATCAGTCTGAATCATGTTGGCCTTGTTGATTTCGGCGAATGTTTCAATCGCGCCCTTCACCACATTCTGATCGTTTAATTGCACATAGTAGTAGCGCATTAGTAATACTCCACGATCTGCCAAGCGCACTTGCAAGAATTGCTGCCGCCGCCGTTTGTGTAGGTAATGGTCGTTGAGTTGGTCAACTCAAGATAGCCCTGCGCGGTGTAGAAGGTGCCTGTGTTGGTTGTCGCTACGCCAAGATTGATCAGCACGCTTTTGCTCGTATCGACAGCGTTAATAGTTATAGTTTCCGTGCCGCTTGCAACAACGGGGCCCGTCACGCCTCGCTGTACTGACTTGATTCCGCCTCCAATAAACTGCGTCAAAACACTCATACAATCACCCATCCTTCAGTGTTGTCGACAAAGCGGAGCTGCACGCTGGCATAAGCCGAGTTCAGCGTCATGTCTTCCGCAATTCCTTGAATTGGCTTTCCGTTGCGTGCGACCACGTTGGTCAGAAGACCATTCGCAACTGTGATCCACACAAAATCACCAGCAGACGGCGAGCTTGGCAGCGTCACTGTCGTTGCAGATCCGTTGGCGAGAATGTAATGCGCGCCAGCAGATGCCGATTGCGTTGTTCCGGTAACGATGCTCATTGCCGGAACGCCTAGCAGCGTGTTGGCAATCGTGATTGAGCCTGTTCCATTGGTGACGCTGATGCCGGTTCCAGCCGTCAGCGTGGCCTTGGTGAGCGTGTTGCCGGTGGTGTTACCGATCAGCAACTGGCCGTTGGTGTACGTCGTTTGCCCTGTTCCACCATTGGCAACCGGCAGCGTTCCGGTGACACCGCTCGAGAGCGGCAAGCCTGTAGCGTTGGTCAGTGTGGCCGCAGACGGCGTGCCGAGGTTCGGCGTTGTCAACGACGGGCTGGTGGCAAGCACCACCGCGCCAGAGCCGGTGCTACTCGTCTGCCCTGTGCCGCCATTGGCTACCGGCAGCGTACCCGTCACGCCAGTCGTGAGCGGCAGCCCGGTGGCATTGGTGAGCGTCACCGATGATGGCGTGCCAAGCGCAGGCGTCACCAGAGTCGGACTGGTCGCGAGCACGTTGTTGCCGCTGCCCGTGTTGGTGACGCTGACTACGTTCTTACTGGCATCGAGCGCCAGTGTGGTCGAGGCTGTCAGCGCAGACATGTTCTGCGTGCCGCCAATCTTCAGCACCTTGCCAGAGCCTACTTGCAATCCGACAGAGGTGCCGGTGCCGTCATCCTTGAAGATGCCGTCGACGATGTCGAAGTTGGTGTTAAGTTTTCCGCCCCAAGTGTCAGATGACGCGCCGACCTCCGGCTTCGTCAGTGACAGGTTGGTGGTTGTTGAATCTGCCATTCTTTATCCCTCACTGCAAAATTGCAGGATGTGTCTTGACTGTCCACGCTTCCGCCGTGTCTGCGACCGGCGTCCAACTCTCTGCCGTATCAGATACTGCGCTCCACACTTCGGCGCGATCAATGTCCTCGGCATATTGATATGCCCAATAACCCTCAACCACATAAGCATTAACATTTGCCCATGTCTCTGGCGTATCTGACTGAACTGTCCAGATTTCTGCCGTATCCGGCTCGATCTCCCACTTCTTGCGCCCTGCGACAACCATTGTCGCGAGAGCCGCCATTGACAGCGTGCCAAACTGCACGCGTATGCCGGTGGCGGTAAGCGTGGCGACAGCATCGAGCTGCGCACTAGCAAGTCTTTTTCTAACCGCGCTTGCCGTGAGCGTGCTGACAGCAGGCAGCGTTGCCGCGCCAAATCTGACTCGCACTCCGGCAATGGTCGCCGTGGCTGCGGCATTCAGTGCCGCTTCGCCAAATCGCACTCTGGTGCCGACCGTTGTCACCGTCGCAGCGGCATTCATGGCAGAGGCGCCAAGGCGCACTCGAGTGCCCGCTGCTGCGACCGTAGCGGCAGCGTTTAACGTCGCCTCGCCACGATCCTCGCCCTCGGCGTACTCAAAGATCCAGTAGCCACCTAGGACGTAAAGGTTGCTCACTCTTAGGCCGCCTCACTCCACGGCAACGGCTTGGCAACAACCGGCGGGTTGACCTGCATATCCAACTCCCGCGCCACGTTCGCCTCAACCTCGGCCTTATTTACGCCGTTTGCCCAAACCCAACCCAGCACATCCGCTTCGGTCAGATCGGGATACGCGATGAAGTCGCCGCTCGGTGAGGCGAAGCCCATGCTGCCGTAGTTGGAGGCGCTGTGGTCGCCATCTACCGCCGTGCAGCGCCATGCCGCAGTCACCACGCAATCGGTGTATGCGCCGTCTACCGGCTTAACGACCATGCTTTCAATTTTCCAGTTAGCCATTGTCCGTCTCCTTCTGTTCCGTTTGCGCTTTCACTTGCGCGTCAATCTTGACCAACAACGGCCACGCGCCGCTGCTAGTGGGCAACTGCCCTAATACTTGCAGGATGGCCTGCACTTCCTCGGGTGTAAGGTCTAGTTTCATTTTGCCTCCAATGCGGCGACTTTGGCTGACAGTTCTTGAATGGCCTTGACCAACACCGGAATCAGCGCGGCAGGGCCAACAGACTTGTACGAATCGCCGTTTTCGTCCTTGTCGCCCATCACATCCACGGCATCTGGGAATACCGCCTCCACTTCCTGCGCGACAAAGCCCAGTTGGTTTTTGCGGTTGTTGCCAAAGCCTTCCTTGAAGTCAAAGCGAACCGGTCGCAGCGCGTCAATGACCGCCAAGCCTTCGGTTGCGGTACGCACGTTTTCTTTAACGCGAGCATCCGACAGCGACTGCACGGTTGTGTTTTGCGCGTAAATCGTACCGTCACCACGCACGGCAAATTGAACGGTCGGGCCGCTAGAATAAAACCGCTCAAAGTAGAAGCCGGTTCCAGCAGCGTGGCTAAAAGCAGCAATTTGGAAAATATCGCTTGTTAAGCCTGTTGAAAGCGTGTTTTGAATTCTTGCTCCTTCGGCATTATCTGCGCGAGAAACATTTAGTCGCCCTGTAGGCGACGCAGTACCAATGCCC